GGCACAGGGATGCGGTATCCGAGCGAGCAGGACTTTGCCGATGCCATTGGCTGCACTATCGCGGCATATCGGCATATGTGGGCACCGAGGGTTGCGATGGGGCGCAGGGAATTGGATCGGTTGGAATACGCGGCGGTTACGCGGTTTTCGGAGATCATGAGTGACTATTGACGCCCATGAGGGCCACCGCTAGATTGACCCTCGTCAGTTCGCTCGCCCTGAAAAAAGTGCCCGCCTAGAGCGGGCGTTTGCATTTCTGGCCCCCCGAAAAACAAGAACTGGAGCCTTTGTGCGTGGACGACCATCCCAACCATCGAGACATCATGTCGCTAATCCACGCGCATGACGTAAGGCTCACAAGGGTTGAAGTGCAGCAGGCGTCCATGGCTGGCGAGCAGCACGAGCAGTCCGAGCGGCTTGGCCGGGTCGAGGGGATGATGGTCGATGTATACAAGGCTGTGGGAGAGCTGCGCAGCATCGTGGCGAACATGACAGGACGCCAGCAAATCATTCTATGGGTTGTGGTTGTAGGCATCCCGGCGATCATGGGCCTGGAAATCTGGGGCCGTTTGCATTGATCGACTGGGGCAGTGTCCAGTATTTCCGGTCTAGCGAGTTCGCATGCCAATGCGGGTGCGGCAAAAACGATATCCAACCCGTTTTAGTTTATACGCTCGACGAGCTGCGCGAGGCATACGGCAAGCCAATGACCGTGACCAGTGGCTACAGGTGCCCGGCGCACAACCAAGCCGTGAGCAGCACAGGTGAAGCCGGACCCCATACGACCGGCCTAGCCGTGGACATAGCCTGCTCTGGGCGCGACGCCTGGACGATCCTGCGCCTTGCTATGGCATCCGGCAAATGGACCGGGATCGGCGTGCAGCAGAAAAGCAACGGGCGTTACCTGCACCTCGACATGATCCCGGATTCGCTGTCGCATAGACGACCTTGGGTTTGGTCATACTAGCCTAGCTTCGGCTGAGGATGACGGGCGTCGCTGCCTATCTACCCAAAGCAAGCCGCTGGCCCAGCGCACGGGCACGATCAACCGGCGGTTTTCGCTTGTAAACTGTCTGCGGGCATCCATCTGCCGATGATGACTCTCAGCCTGCGATTCACGGTCGCATAGACCGAGCCGCCGTTCCCTTCCGGCCCCTTCCGTCCTCCCCCTCCCCGCTCCTCCAGCGGAAGGGTGCCGGACCCTATTCGGAGAACCTCATGGCAGCACGACAGACCGCAAGGGCGACCAGCGCAGGCGTTGGTATGGCTGTGGGCGTGGTATCCATCTGGGTGTTTGGCATTCTTACCGGGATCACGCCGCCTGCCGAGGTATCGGCTGCGTGGGGGACTATTTCCACGGCGCTGACTGGCTGGTTTATTTCGGAGATGGGCATTTGAACATCGCCGGAAAAATCGTAACCGCCGCGATATTGCTGGCCTGTGCCCCAGCGTGGGCAGCGACTCGGGATGTAACGGTTTCGTGGACGCAGGAACTTACAACCGTCGACGGGGACCCTATCCCTGCAATGGGCGGGTTCAGGCTCTACGACCAAAACGGGGTGTTTATATCCGCGTTTCCCGGCGACGCTCGTACCGGCAAGGCGCGTATAAACCTGCCGTGGGGGCAATCGTGTTTCAAAATGCGGTCCTACTTCACGGCTAACGGCGTCGAGCTGGAAAGCGCCGATTCAAACGTCGGCGGCTGCTTGACCATCAACCCCGGCCCGCCGGTCCCGCCGAAGGTTCAGTAATGGCGCTCGACCTTCAGCACCAAACCGCCGCGCAGTTTGTCACGCGGTTTAGGGAAGCCTATCGGACGGCGGATAAAGACCGCTGCGCCAAGTTAGCTTCATGGCTCTATGACCGCTGGGCTGCGGGGGATATCACTACCGCGCAGATACGCAACGCGTTCAACCTCGACACGCAAACGAAATGGGACGCCTTCAGGGTAAAAATTAGCGCGATGCGCGATGCATGGCTATCGGTTCAGGGGGCAAAGGGCGAATGATCGTCGGCACGGATATCGAACGCGACGGCGGCCCGCATGTAGTTGTTCGTCTCGCCGATCACCTGGGCAATTTCTATACGTGTTCGTTCTTCGAGCCTGCTTCGTGGGGTGATGCCGAGGTCAATGCCAAGGTGGCGCAGATTGTCGCGGACCTTGAACAGCGTCTAGCCGACGCTGAATTCGAGCAGATCGTCGGATGACGACCAAATACGTGAACAGCGGCGCAGGCGGCGCTGCCACGGGAAACGACTGGACCAACGCCTACACCACGCTGGGCGCTGCTGTAACGGCTGGTGCTGACGCTATTCTGGTCCACAAGGCGCACAACGAATCGCTGGGCGCTGATACGACGTACACGCTGACCGTTGATACAGAGATTTTGTGTGTCGACAAGGATGCATCGGACGCACTATCAACGGGCGCGATCATTGGCAGCCAGGCTACCAACTGGGCCATCACGTTCGCCGGGGCGTTCAAGCTTTACGCATACGGGATAGATTTTCGAAACGGGACCGGCGCAACCGCAAAAAACATCATATTCAGTTCGACGGACGGCGCGCATACAGAACTGGAAAGTTGTGTTATCAACCTTACCGGCTCAAGCACGACAAACCGCATTTTGTTTGGTGGTAACGGGGCTTCGTTCAACTGCTATACGCTCGTTAAAAACTCGACACTTAAGTTCGCCTCAACCTCTCAGGGGATAAACACGTTCGAGGTGGTGGACCTCTCGGGCGTTACAATCGACTCTGGCGGCAGCGCCCCGTCGACTCTTTTCCTTGCAAACACAAACTCGGCTGGCGTTAGGATCAACTGTAGCGGCTGCGACTTTTCGTTCATCACTGGGACGCTGGTTGCGGACCGTGGTGCAAACGGGACGGGCACTGCCGTGCTTCGGCAATGCAAGATCGGGGCAGGGGTTACGATCAAGGGGGCCTCTGCCACTGTTTTGAACAAGGGCAACAGCGACGTAATGGCGTTCGACTGCAATAGCGGCGATACGCACATCAGCTTTTACCACTCGGACGCGTTCGGCGAGACGACCGTAAGCACAACGTACTCGATCAGCGACGGCGCGCAGATCAACTCTACCGCTGTTAGTTGGAAGATCGTCACCACAGCGAACTGCTCATTTTTCACGCCGTACACAAGCCCCTGGATCGCGCGCCCGCATACTGGTACCAGTGCGGTAACCGCCTCTTTCGAAGGCTTCCGCGCAGGCTCTACGACGGTTTACAAGGATGACGCGATATGGGGCGAGTGGCAGAGCAAGGTCACAGCCTCAAGCACTCAGGTAACCACGTATAACGACCGGGCGACGCCTGCCGTCACGCCTACGGGTTCGAACCAGACCAGCACAAAGACCTACAGCGACTGGTCGGGCGGTTCTGCCTCTGATAGCACCTTCAAGCTGTCGTCGTCGAGTTTTACGCCTGCTGAATCCGGGCATGTATTCGGCAGGATCGTTGTCGGCGGCGCGTCTCTAACGGCCTACGTTGACCCGCAGATACGGCTGGCATGAGCAACCTTTCTATACCTGGCGTCGAGATATTCGACAATGCCGGGTCGCTGTCCATCGCTGGCGTCAGGGTTGTCGAATACTCGACTGGCTCAAATCGCACGGTGTCTTGCAATGCCGAGGTTCTGGGCGTTACGGGTCAGGCTGCAACGGTTTATCGCGGGCGGCTTGTATCGTCTGCGCTTGAGCAGATCGGGCTAAACGACCTCAACGGGACGGTTAACCGCAGCCGGTATGTCAGCGCATCGGTCGAGCAGATCGGCGTATCGGGCCTGGATGTCAGTTTCGGGGGCCTGCAACTTGCGTGCGCTAGAGAGCAGCTTGGCGTTGCTGGAAAGGCTGCGACAGTCGCGTTTACTCAAACCCGGTTTACATCATCGCCAGGGGCAAAGTCCCCAGCAAGGCGAACCGGGACAATTTCCACCGGGCGCGTATCGACCGGCAAAGTAGGTAGAGCGTAATGGCACAGGGTGATGTCGTCTTTTTCGATCAGGCCTTAGTGGATGCATGGTCCGCCAAGCACAACCTTGCAAGCGACACGATCAAGGTAGGACTCATCAGTAGCGCGGTCACCCCGGCGGCTACAACCTCTGACCCTCGCTGGGGCGCAGGCGGAAGCACCAACCTTTCGACGAACGAACTGAGCGCAGGCGGTAACTACACCGCAGGCGGGGCGACCATCGTAAGCACGAGCATCGTTCTGTCCGCTGGCGTGGCGAAGTTCGACGGTAATGACATCAGTTGGGCGGCATCTGGAAGCAACCCAAGCACGTCGGCAAGGTGGGGGATCATCTACAACAGCACAGATGCCGGGAAGCGGTGCCTGGGCTATGTCGACCTGGGCAGCGACTTCGATATGAGAACCGGCCAACTGGACATCGTTTGGAACGCGTCCGGTATTTCGACAACGGATCAGGTATGAGGACGTTCCGTAAAGACACAGAGGAAACCATCACGCTTGGCGTTGACTGGTCTGGCCGCATGGACGGGGAAACCATATCGGCGTCGCAATGGGACGTTGCTGTCGGCCTCACATACGAATCCAGTGACTACGCAGATACGACGACCGACGTTCTTGTTTCGGGTGGAACGGAAGGGACTCAGTACACACTGAGCAACACGATCACGACGACCGAAGGGAACATATACCAAAGATCATTCATTGTTCAGGTAGTGGATAGGTGATGCGCTGGTACGTGTATGAATTATGCGACCCGCGCACAGAGCGACCCTTCTACATTGGGAAGGGTTGCGGTCGGCGAATGTACAGTCATCTCAAGAAGTCAGCCGCGCAGCATGTAAAGGTTGTAGTGGACGCGATCAGGGCGCGCGGGGATGAGCCAGTCGTTCGAGAGGTCGCCTATTTCTGGGAAGAACAAGACGCCCTGAACTTCGAGACGCGGCGAATTGCCGAAAACAAAAACCTTGCAAATCGGGCGAAGAATAAAGCCCGGCCGATTTCCTTTGGGCTATACGAAACGCTTAGGGGCGCTTTGCTAGGGACTCTGCCAGCAGAAGTTATTGTTAGGCGTCTCGGGATAATCGAATCCGGGCTGCATCAAATCAAAAATCCTGAACACGTAGAACTGTATAAGCAGTTGATTTGCATAGGGCGCGGTGCTGCTGCGCGCATGTAAAGTAGACAAGATAGATTCTCAAATGGACGCCAACGGGAACAAGACTGGCGGAAGGCAGAAAGGCACGCCAAACAAAGCAAAGCAGGCATTGCTTGAGGCAATACAGCAGAGGTTCCCGGACTATCACCCCGTTTTGGCGATGGCAGACATAGCGAACGACATGGATCTGCCGGTAGATCTTCGATTCAGCGCACACAAGGAAATCGCCCAATACGTCGAGCCTAAGCGCAAGGCCATTGAGGCGTCTGTAAAGCTCGATGGCGAATTGGAGATAACCCAAATTGAGCGCCATATCGTCAAAGCTTCAGATTCCAACGGCTGAGATATTCGAGCCTCTGCTTTACCCGGCTCGCTATAAGGGTGCGTTCGGCGGTCGAGGTTCCGGCAAGTCGCACTTCTTCGCTGAGAAACTGATAGACGATAGCCTGTACGAAAAGGGGCTGCGAAGCGTCTGTATTCGGGAAGTGCAGAAGTCTCTGAAAGAGTCGGCAAAGCGGCTGATCGAGGACAAGTTGGCGCAGTTCAGTTTGGGCGAGCGCCACGGGTTCAAGGTATTCAACGAAGTCATTCAAACGCCCGGCGATGGGATTATCACGTTCCAGGGCATGCAGGATCACACTGCGGAATCCATCAAATCCTTAGAAGGATTCAAGCGGGCGTGGGTCGAGGAAGCACAAACGCTTTCCGATAGATCGTTGCAGTTGCTAAGGCCGACGATCAGGGCGGATGATTCGGAACTCTGGTTCTCATGGAACCCTCGCAGACGGAATGATCCTGTTGACGTGATGCTACGGCAGGGCGAATTGCCTACGAATGCCGTGGTTGTCAGGGCGAACTGGAACGACAACCCGTGGTTTCCTGCCGTTCTGGAACAAGAGCGCCAGGATTGCCTGCGAAAGAATCCCGACCAGTACGACCACATCTGGGAAGGTGGTTACGTTACGGTCACGTCGGGCGCTTACTACGCTCGTCACCTTGCAGAAGCGCGGCAAGAGCATCGAATCGGTCGGGTTGCTGCTGATCCTCTGTTGACCATTCGCCTGTTTGTAGACATCGGCGGAACGGGCGCTAGGGCCGACGCATTCTCGATGTGGGCGGCGCAGTTCGTAGGGCAAGAGATCCGGGTTCTCAAGTATTACGAAGCGCAGGGACAGCCTCTAGCGAGCCATCTCGACTGGATGCGTCGGAATGGCTACACACCAGACAAGGCGCAAATCTGGTTACCCCATGATGGGGCGACACAGGATCGCGTCTACGACGTTTCGTATGAAAGCGCGTTCAAAGACGCAGGCTATCAGGTCACGGTTGTGCCGAATCAGGGGAAGGGCGCAGCAAAGGCCAGGATTGAGGAAGCCAGAAGGCTGTTTCCTCAAATGTGGTTCGACGAGGAAGGCTGTCGCGGCGGGCTAGAAGCCCTCGGTTGGTATCACGAAAAACTGGACGAAGTGCGGAACATCGGACTAGGCCCTGAACATGACTGGGCCAGTCACGGTGCGGACGCATTTGGTCTTATGTGCGTCGTCCATGAGGTTCCAAAGAAGGTGAATATCGAAATGATGATGGAGCCTAAGATTGGAGGCGGCGGTTGGATGCGATGAAAGACGACAAGATTTTAGAAGAAGCTCTCAAGCGGTTTGAAAAAGCCGAACAGGCCGAGCAGGAAAACCGCGATCTTGCCGAAGAGGATTTCAAGTTCGCTGCTGGTGAGCAATGGCCTGACGACATCCGTCGGGAACGTGAACAGAGCGACCGGCCGTGCTTAACTTTTAACCGCCTGCCTGCATTCATCGCTCAAGTTGTCGGGGATGCGAGGCAGAACAAGCCCGCGATCAAGGTATTGCCCTGTGACTCTGGTGCGGACATCGAGACGGCAGAGGTCTACAACGGCCTGATCCGCAACATTGAAAGCCAGTCCCGCGCGACACAGGCTTACATCACCGCATTCGAGCATTCCGTAACCGGGGGCATGGGCGCGTTTAGAGTACTTACCAAGTACGCCAGTGACGACAGCTTCGAGCAAGACATCCGCATCGAGCGGATCACCAACCCTTTCTCTGTTCACTGGGACCCGAACGCCAGGGAATACGACAAGAGCGACGCACAGTGGTGCTTTGTCTCGGAATGGATGACCAAGGAAGCATTCGAAGCGAAGTATCCGAAGGAAACGCCAAGCGACTGGAAGGAAGAATACCGGGGCAGTTCATGGGCGTTGGATGATCGGGTTCGGGTTGCCGAATACTGGTGCAAGAAGCCGGTAACCAAAAAGATCGGGCTTATCGAAGGCCGGGCTATCGAGATCAAGCCGGGGATGGAAGGATTCCCGTTCGAGATGACTCGCACGGTCGAGAGTTTCAAAGTGGTTCGTTACGTCCTCTCGGGCCACGCGGTCCTCGAAGGTCCGAGCGAGTGGGCAGGGCGGTGGATTCCGATCGTTCCCGTTTTTGGCCCTGAAGAATGGGTGGATGATCGTATCCGCTATCGCTCGCTGATTCGGTATGCGAAAGACCCGCAGAGGCAGTACAACTACTGGCAGTCGGTCATCACCGAGAAGGTTGCGCTAGCGCCTAAGTCGCCGTGGCTTGTGACCCCCGCGATGATTGCCGGTCTAGAACGTTTCTGGAACGCTGCCAACAAAGAGAATCGGGCATACCTTCCGTATAACCCTGATCCTACTGCGGGACGCCCTGAGCGGCAGCAGCCAGCCTTCATCCAAGCCGCAGAACTTCAGCAGTCCGCGCAGGCTGTTGATGACATGAAGGCCACGATGGGGATGTTCGACGCATCCCTCGGCGCTCAGAGCAATGAGACTTCGGGTAAAGCGATCATCGCCCGGCAGAGGGAAGGCGATAACGCAACCTATGCGTGGATAGACAACCTCGCCCGTTCTATCCAGCACGCAGGAAGAATTTTGGTTGACCTGATCCCGCGCATTTACGACACGGCCCGAATCGTTCGAATCATGGGCGAGGACGAGGCTGCGGAAATGATCCCGATCAACTACGTGCTTCCCACGGGCGAAATCATTAACGACCTGTCCGTCGGGAAGTATGACGTAGAGATCGTGGTCGGCCCGTCCTACGCCACGAAGCGCATGGAAGCCGCTGAGTCGATGATGGCGTTTGTACAGGCTATCCCGCAGGCGGGCGCGGTTGCTGGCGATCTTATTGCGAAGTCACTTGATTGGCCGGGGGCAGAGGCAATAGCAGAACGGCTTAAAAAGATGCTGCCGCCTGGGCTGGCAGAGGACAAGGGAGAGCAACCCGCGCCGCCGCCCCCGCCTGACCCGATTCAGGTGGCAGAGGCGCAGGCAAAGCAGGCTGACGCCGAGAAGAAGCAGGCCGAAGCGGACGGGGTTCGCCTCGACAACGCGAAGAAGGAACTCGAACTAGCCGCCGTGACTGGCGGGATTCAGGACATGGTTGCCGCTGAAGTGCAGCGGGTGATTATGGCAATGATGCAGCCTGATCCAATGCAACAGCAGCTACCGCCGCCTGAACCATACGGGCAGCCGATCACCATCTAGTCGAGATGTTTCCACGTTCGCATGGTGACGATTCGGTGGATCGTCGAATGGGCGACTGGGTATATCTTTGAGATGACATAAGCGGACATTTGCTCGTGTCCGTGAAGCCTGCGAATAGTTCTAACGTCCGATGCAGAAAGTTTGGCGAGATGTGCTGATTCGCCATTATTTGCTCGTAGAACGTCGGACGCGTGCCGCATGTTTTCCTTCGCCGTCACGTACTCAAGGTTTTCTGGGCGATTATCTGATTTGTTCCCGTTGATGTGGTTGACGGCCAAATCAGACGGCCCATGAAATGCCGACGCGACTGCTCGATGGACGTAGGTAAGAGCGCATTTCCCGTTAGACCACAGGCCGACACGCCTGTACCCCGTTTTGCTTGTGGACTCTTTAAGAATTCTTCCGACGACAGCCCCGGCAACCTTGCCGGTTCGTCGGATATTCCCAGAACTTGAAGCCTCGTAAACGCCTTCGAATCCTGGGATTGGTCGCCAGACTGTTTGCATCAGGTCAATCCATTTATTACCTGCATGCAATTATCCGAAGCCCCTTGTTAATTGCAAGGGGATTGGCCGATTACCCCTTTTAACTAAGGGGAAAACGCTACCCGTGGCGTAACACGGGGTAAATCCGCGAGAGCGCAAATGACTGATGAAAACCTTTCAGGGGTTGCCCCTGCCGAGGACGCTACCCCTTTGCCTGACGCGCCGGAAACGGTGGGTGAGGTAGAGGAACAAGAGCAGTCGGAATCGTCCACCGACGAAGGCGAATCGGAACAGACCAAGAAAATTGGTGGTGTGACGAAACGCATAAATGAACTGGTCGCACAACGCGAGGAAGAAAAGCGAAGGGCGCAACGGCTCGAATCGATGCTGGAACAGGTACTGGCTAACCGCCCGCAACCTGAGAAAGCACCGGAACCAGTTTTAGCGAAACCGCAAGGCGAGCCGAAACTAGAGGACTTTGCGACCTATGAGGAATTCGTAGACGCAAGGGCCGACTGGCGGGCAGAACAGCGAATCCAGCAGTGGGAACAGAGGCAGCGGGATGCTGAAGCCGAGAGGCAGAAGGCAACCCAGGCGCAGACGTTCCAGGCGAAGGTGCAAGAGTACCGAAGCCAGACGCCGGATTTCGATGCGGTCGCACTGAACCCTTCACTGCCTGTAACCGACGCGATGGCAGAAATCATTAACGGGTCCGAGAACGGCCCGGAACTTCTCTACCAGCTCGGTAAAAACCCGGCAGAAGCCGCACGCATAGCAGCACTTCCCCCGCTGATGGCGGCAGTTGAACTGGGAAAGTTCGCAGTGAAAGCGAGCCTACCCCAACCAAAGAAACTGTCCTCCGCACCACCGCCAGTCGAGCCGCTTACGGGCGGGGCAGGCACTCTGAACGTCGATCCCGACAAGATGAGCGCCGACGACTGGATGAAGTGGAGGCAATCAACACTGAAAAGGTAAACCATGGCTAACACTATCCTGACGCCTACCGCGATCACGCGGGAAGCAGCACGGGTTCTGCACGGCAAACTGTCGTTTGTCGGCACCGTGAATAGGCAGTACGACAACCGCTTTGCCGTCAGCGGCGCGAAGATCGGAACCACCCTCAACATCCGCATGCCCCCGAAGTACACCGTGCGAACTGGTGCGAGCTTCAGCGGGCAGGATCACGTTGAACGCTCGACCCCGCTGACTGTGAGTTCGCAGGCCGGTATTGACCTGTCGTTCACGACTTCGGAACTGACCATGTCGCTGGACGAATTCAGCTACGTGGTTCTCGAACCCGCCATGAGCCAGCTCGCGGCGCACATCGAGAACGCGTGTCTGAGCGCGGCGTACAAACTGGTAGCGAACTACAACGGAACGACCACGACCTCGGGTCAGATCACGTTCAAGCAGTTCGACAACCAGGGTTCGCTGCTCACTGAACAGCTTGCGCCGATGTCGAACCGGGTGGCTCTGCTCTCGCCGACCAGCCGGAACGAGTTTAACGACGCGACAAAGGGTCTGTTCCAGGCGTCGCAAAACATCTCGCAGCAGTACCGCGAAGGTATGCTGGGCCGCACCTCGGGCTTTGATGTTTATGAGTCCACGTTCCTTCCGACCCACACCACCGGCACGCTGGCGGGCACCCCGCTGACGACCGGCGCGGCTCTCGGAACTTCGACTACTTCGAACGCGTGGGTGTCCTCGACCGACCTTAGCGTGGACGGCGCGACTGCTGGCACGACTCTGAAGGCTGGCGACATCATCACGCTGGGCACGACCTCGACTGGTGTTCTGGACGTACACCCGGAAAGCAAGACGAGCCTCGGGCGTCTGAAGCGTTTCGTTGTCCAAAGCGACGTGACGCTGACGACCTCGACCAGCACGTACACGGTAACCGTCAAGCCGGGCCTGATCTGGGGTTCGGGTAACGCGTACCGCAACGCACTGCTGACCGGCACGACCACGACCGACAACATGACGGTCACTCTGATTGGTAACGTCGGCACGACCTATGGCCAGAATATGGCATACCATCGTGATGCATTCGTGTTCGCCACGGCGGACCTGATCGACGTGTCCAACCTGGGTTCTTGGGGTGCTCGTGAGGTGATCGACGGCATTTCGTGCCGCCTCGCTCGCCAGTACGACGCATCGACTGACGCGGTATACAACCGTTTCGACGTGTTGTACGGCTTCGGCGGTCTGTACCCGGAACTGGCTGTCCGTAACTGGTACACGCTGTCGTAATGTGAGGTTTGCGCTGGGTCGGTGTCCCCTCCACCCTTGGCCGAAAGGTGGCCCAGCGCTCTTGAGGGGAAATATTAATGGATAAGACACGACGCCTTGGAAAGGCGAAACAACCCGAGATACGCGCGTTTGTAGCCACGCCTGCCTACGATGGAAAGGTGGATGTGGATTACGCTGTTTCGCTGGCCGATTCCTGTATGCACGCGACCATGCTGGGCATAAAGGTAAAGGCCTGCGTTATGGGTAACGGCGCGTTCATCGAGATGGCGAGGAACATTTTCGCCAAGCAGTTCCTTGATAGCGACTGCACGCACCTGTTTTACATCGACTCGGACCTGAAGTGGGAAAGCCGGGCATTCGTTGGGCTGTTGCAGGCTGGTCGACCTGTAGCCTGTGGGATTTATCCCAAGCGGCAAAGCCCCGAAGAATACCCGGTCCACTACATTGAGGACGAGAGCAACCCTGGAATCCAGATTTTTGAGGGCGGTTGGGTTGGATGCGACAAGGTGCCGACCGGCTTCTTGTGCATTGAACGCAGCGTCATCGAGGAAATGGTTAAGCACGTCCAGGTCTTGGAACTGAAGGACCACGGCCCGGTGCCGTGGCTGTTCAGTACCGAGATTGTCGAGAACAAGGACGGCACCAAGACCTTCATGGGCGAAGATTTCGCTTGGTCCGTGAAATACGGCCAGATTTTCAACAAGCCGATCTATGCGTGGCCTGACTTCGACTTTATTCACCATGGTTATCGCGGGAACTGGCACAAGTTCATGCTCGCTGCGGTAAAGCGGGCAGAGGAAGAAGGTTCCCTGATTAATCTGGTTACGTCGGAGGTGGTGCATGGCTAAGGTCATTTCGAATGAAGCAGAGTTCGTGAGTTCGCCTATCAAGGGTCACGAATTACTGATCGGCTGCGGGAACAACCGCGCAAAGCAGTTGGCGCAGAAGGGCGACAGCAAAGACTGGCATGATGTCGTCACTCTGGACATCGATCCGAATTGTAAGCCGGACGTGCAGTGGGACTTGGCACACATTCCGTATCCTTTCGAGGACGAGACGTTTACGGAAATTCACGCCTACGAGGTGCTTGAACACGTCGGGCAGCAGGGCGACTGGAAATTCTTCTTCAAGCAGTTCGAAGAATTCCACCGCATCCTGAAGCCGGGCGGCATGATCTTCGCAACTGTCCCTATGTGGGACACGGAATGGGCATGGGGCGATCCGGGTCACACTCGGGTGTTCACGCCGGGCACCATTTCTTTCCTCAGCCAGTCGCAGTACGAGCAGGATGTCGGCAAGAGCACAATGACCGATTACCGGCACTTCTATAAGGCTGATTTCGAGATCGAGGGTTGCCAAGAAGTCGGCGGACGGCTCTGTTTTGTCCTGTCGAAGAAATGATCGAACTGCTTCGTGAGTTGTATCTCGACCAGCCCAAAGAGGTATCGCTAGAGACGTTTTCGCGGTGCAACGCCGCGTGTACGTTCTGCCCTTATCCCACGCTTGACCGGATCGGCACGAAGATGCCGGACGAACTGCTGTGGCGGCTGGTCGATGAGATGTCAGAGTGGACGATCCCGTTCGCGTTTTGCCCGTTCAAGGTCAACGAGCCTTTGCTAGACAAAAGGCTGATGCCGTTACTTGAGCGGGTGGAATCGCAAACGATAGCGGACATTCGGCTATTCACCAACGGGCAGGCGCTTACTGAAAAGTGGGTCGAGCAGATCAACCAACTCGACCGGCTAGAAGTGCTGTGGATATCGCTTAACGACCATAGACCGGAAGAATACCGGCAGTTGATGGGGTTGGACTTCGAGCGCACTGCGCGAAACCTCGACTTCCTGCATGACTCGGATTTCATCCATCCCGTGACCATCTCGCGGGTTGGGCACAGCGAGGAATTCCAGCGGTACGTGCATTCCCGTTGGCCTAACTTCGACATCGTGCAGATCAAGAAAGATGGCTGGCTTGGATACACCGAGCCAGGGGTGGACGTTGTGCCGAATACGCCCTGCTCGCGGTGGTTTGAGTTGAGCATCATGGCAACCGGAAAAGTTGCGCTGTGCTGCATGGACGGTGAGGGGAAGTTCCAGATTGGCGACCTGACGACGCAGACGATGCTGGAAGTCTACAACTCGCCGCATTGGCGCGACCGCCGGGAACGGATGATTTCGCGGAAGGAAGTGTTTCCCTGTTCCACTTGTAGTTATTGAGGAAGTAATGGCCACCGCTAGAGACCTGATAACGATGAGCCTGCGGACGCTGGGGGTCCTGCACTCTGGCGAAACGGCGAGCGCAGAGGAAGGCAGCGACGGCCTCGACACCCTTAACCAACTCATGAACTCATGGCTTTATGAGGGCATCGACCTCGAGTGGACGACGCTGACGAGTCTCAACGATACCATCGACTACCCCGATGACCACATCGGTCCATTCCGCTACAACCTTGCGGTTGCCTTGTCCCCTGACTACGGGATACAGGTCACCCCTGCCATTGCTGCTCTGGCCCGAAACGGCTACGACCAACTGCGCCGAGAGTATCTGGACAACCGCGAACTGTCCGTAGACAACGGGCTTCTTGAACGGCACAACTGGGTCAGGCTGTTCTGATGGAACTTCAGGTTGCGCTGAATTCCGGCCAAGCCACCCAGATCAACGCCGAGCGGCTGGTTAACATCTACGCAGAGCAGTCCTCTGGAAAGGCTCGCGTCAGGTTAACCGGCACCCCTGGCCTTACCCTGTTCTCTACCTGTGGCAGTTCCCCTGTCCGTGGCATGGCGACGATGGACGATGTTCTATACGTCGTCACTAGCAGCCTGTATTCCGTGGATTCTGCCGGGACGGCTACAGAAATCGGGGCTATTTCCGGGACCGGGCTTGTCCAGATGGCGTCTAACGGCACGCAACTAGTCATCGTTGCGGATGGGACCATTTACGTCTACGACGGGACACTATCCACGGTTACGGACCCCGACGCGCCTGTTGCCGAGAGCGTGGACTATCTCGACGGTTACCACATCTTCTCGGACGGTTCGGGGTCTTTCTATATCTCTAGCCTATACGACGCTACCACATTCGACGCGCTCGACTTCGCATCTGCTGAGAGCAATCCAGATCCAATCCGTAGGGTGTTCGTTGACCACCGGGAACTGATTCTTTTTGGTTCCGAGACAACCGAGGTGTGGGTCAATACTGGCGGCGTGGACTTCCCTTTCGAACGCCAGCCCGGTGCGATTGGGGAAAAAGGGATAGCAGGGGCCAATGCCTGCGCGAAGCTCGACAACAGCGTGGTTTGGATCGATCAAAATGGCGTCGTCCGCAGAATGGCATCCGGTTATGCCCCGCAAAGAATATCGACTCACGAAGTCGAGCGCGCGCTATCGGAATCGACATCTCTCGCGGATGCAGAGGCGTTCGCATATACCCAGGAAGGGCATGAGTTTTTCGTGCTGACCGCGCCGGGTTCCGGTACGTGGGTATTCGACGCCGCGACCTCTCTATGGCACGAGCGGCAGTCTTATGGCGATGACCGCTGGCGGGCGCGTTGCTATGCCTTTGCCTACGAAAAGCACCTGGTGGGCGACTACACGAGCGGCAACGTGTACGAACTGGACTATTCGGTACACGATGAGAACGGCGACATTCTGCTGTCGGAACTGATCTTCCCGCCGATCCACGCCGAACAGAATCGCTTCAGGATGCACCGCCTTGTTCTGGACATGGAACACGGCGAGACAGAGCCGTATGGCGAGAGTCAGGTGCGTCTCGACCTTTCAGACGATTCTCAGGACTGGACTACGCTGGGTTATGGGTCAATGGGGGAAACCGGCCAGCGTTCAACCAGGACCGTCTGGCGGCGTTTGGGGCAGCATCGGAACGCGCATCTTAGATTCCGCATAAGCGACCCTGTTCGACGCACCATCTATGCGGCCTACGCCGAGCTCGAGTCTGATGCGTAGATTCTTCAACGCGCGCATCTGGTCCCAACTCGGCTGGCCGCCTGTGGCTATCGAGTACCTACGGCTCAACGACGTTGATACCACCACGGTACTCGACGCCATTCCTGTCGGCGGGACGGCTAACCAAGTCCTGAAGAAAACCACGGCAACGGACTACGACACCGAATGGTCGGCGGTTTCCCATGACGAACTGAGCGACGTTCAGGGCGGGGCGGTTTCGGAACATTACCACCTGACCAGCGCGCAGGTATCCGGCCTGCATACGCGTTCTCATGCAGTCACCAGCACATCCGACCATACGGCGGGGAACTGGAAGGTTTTTTACTCGGACGGGTCGGGCAATGTTATCGAGCTGGCCCTCGGCGCATCCGGCTACCTGAAAAGCAACGGCGCATCTTCTGCCCCCACGTTCGGATTCCCTGCCCACAGCGAAACGGGAAGCCTTCAGGGCGGGACAACGGGCGAGTACTACCACCTGACGAACGCGATCTATTCGCGCCTGTACACCGGCACAGGGACGCCAGAGGGCGCTGTTACTGCTGGGGTAGGGTCTTTGTACCTGCGTCAGGACGGCGGGGCGGCGACGACGCTATACGTGAAGGAAAGCGGTTCAGGGAACACTGGTTGGGTTGCCAAGTGATCCCGGTTCCATGTGAAACCTTGAGGACAAAAATATGGTTTGGCTAGCGGCAGCGGCGGCTCTTGCTTCAGCGGCAAGCTCTGTATATGGCGCGAACAAAGCATCGGACGCCATGCAAGAGTCTGCGGCAAAGTCGAACGCCCTTTCACAACAGGTTTACGCCCAGCAGCGCGCGGACCAGATGCCCTACATGCAGAGCGGGTATCAGGCTCTCAACGCCTACAACCGTCTGATGGGTCTTAACCCTGTGGACGTTAACGCCCTGACTCAAAACATGGGGCCTGGCGGGCTGAAGATGATTCCCGAGCAGTACCGGGGTAAGGGAATCCTCGTAGACGCCGAGGGCAACGGGTACATCCAGGCGGTGAGCGGATCGAACGCCGGGACTCTGATCCCGATTGGCAAAAAGTATCCGCAATACGCCCAACAGGCCCAGCAAGCCGGCGGCGCGCCAGCCTCTACAACGCCGCAGGACCGCTATGGCGGCTTCTACGCATCGCCCGGCTACCAGTTCCGCCTAGACGAAGGAACGCGCGCTCTGGACCGCTCTGCGGCGGCTAGGGGGATGTTGCTCTCGGGTGCGCAGGTCAGAGCGCAGACGCGGTACGGTCAGGGGGTGGCATCGGACGAGTTCAATTCGTATGCCAACCGTCTTGCGGCCATCGCTGGTATCGGGCAGACCGCTAACCAGTCCGTTGCAGGATCTGCGGCCAACTACGGCGCAAACGCCGCTAACGCCATCATTAACCAAGGCAACGCTCGAGCATCTGGGTATCTCGGGACGGCGAACACGATAGGCAGTATTGCGAACGGCGTGCTTGCCTCTATCCCGTACTGGGGGAACAACCGGGTGAGTTCTAACCGCGCCGGGGCTGACGACGCTATCAACTGGGCCATCAACCAAAGGTAGTAAGCATGTCCATCTTTGACCAGATCGCCCAAGGCTCGAACATCGGCGCAGGCATCAACGCCTTTGCCCAAAACCGCTACATGGTCCAGCAGGATCAAAAGGCAGAGCAGGAACGGCAGCAGCAGAACGCGTTTGCACGGCAGCAGAACGAAATGGCCGTAAAGCAGGAAGCGTTGCAGAAAGCTGCACAGATACTGGCTGCAACGGGCGACCCCAACAAAGCCTACGGCTATCTCGACTACACATCCCAGCAGTACGGATTCGAGCGCGCCAACCGGCAGGAACTTGCGCCGTATCTGGAAGGGCTGGCGGCGACGTTTAAGCAATCGACTGAAGTCCCGGCAGAGGTGCAGGCGTTCAACGTGCTCACGGAAGGATTGCCGGAAACAGACCGAGAAAAGGCCCGCCGAATCTCTCTTGGTCTTGAGCCTCGCGCAACGGTTCAAGCCCCTGCGCCGCTGCCGAAAAGCGTAGAGGAATACAACTTCTGGATGGGACTCTCGCCGGAAGAACGGCAAAACTTCATGAACCTTCGCCGTGCTGGGCAGGTTGTCCAGATGGGCGGAAGCGGCGTCGGGGTTATCCCGCCCGGCCAGACCCAGCCAGAGGTTGCAGTCCCGGCACCACAGGCTACGCAGCGCGATGCGGAAAGGGCGGCGGCAGTCAAAGAGGCTGAAGCAACAGCGGCGGGGGACGTTGTTCCGCCTGAAACCAAGGCAAAAGCGAAAGATAAACTCAGGAACGTAAAACTTATCCGTTCGCAGTTGGATCAGGTTCGAAACCGCTGGATGGCCATAAAAGACTCTTATTCGGCTGGTCCTGTACAGGGGGTGTTGCCCACCCCCTCCGGTCAAGCATTCGATGCGGCTGTTGTGGCTCTTGCGCCGTTTATCCGGCAACTCACCCGGACGCCGGGCGAGGGCGCTATGTCGGACTATGAAAGCAAGCTCGCGCAGATGATCCTGCCGGATCGCGGCAAGTTCGAGCCGGTTACCGAGGGGCAGATTCAGCAACTCTATTCACTGCTTGATGAGATCGAGTCCGGCTATCAAAGCGTACTAGACAATAAGCAGCAGAATGATTCTTCCGCAACGCAAAATACTGGTGAAACGCCGCAGGGCGAGACATACGAGCAGCGTCGAAAAAGGCTTTTGGGGCGATAATGGCGACAAGAGAAGAATTGCTGAAGTTCGCTGACGAGGCAGACCGCGCGGGCAAATACGATGATGCCGAAGAAGCGTTGCGCGCTGTTGATGCAATGGACGCGGCGCAAAGGTCTGCTCGCGGCACCGTTGCCGACCCTCTCGCACAAGGTTTCTTCTGGGGCGGCGCTGATGAGCTTTCCGGGTTGGTTGGCGCTATCCCTGCGGCAATTCAGCTTGGCGACTTGACCCCATCCGGCGTTGCGTCGGCATATCGAGGCATCAGGGACGCAGCTCGGGAAAACAACCGCCAGTTTACCGAGCGCAACCCGAAAACGGCGCTCGCTGCCAATGTCGTCGGCGGGGTTGGCAGTGCTGCGGCTGGCGCGGTATTAGCCCCTGCCGCTGGCGCTATGGCAGTACAGGCCCCGATTCGCGCATGGGGCCTTGCTGGCGGCGTTGGCGGGTATCTCGGAAGCGACGCTGAAACGGCTGGCGGGCTTGCCCGTGATACGGCCATAGGAACCGCTGTAGGCGGCGCGCTTGGCAGGCTGTCCGCACCTACGGCCAACGCCATCGGGCAGGTTGTAACCGCTCCTGCGAGGCTTGCAGAGGCGCGTTCTGCGTCTCGGCCTGCTCGCGTCATTGCAAACCGACTGGCAAGGGACGAAACCACTACCCAGCAAGCCGCCGCGCGCCTTGCGAAGATGCCAGCAGGCGCGACGATTGCCGACGCTGCCGGGGACAATACCGCACGGCTGGCCGAGGACATCATCGCCATGCCTGGAAAGGCGGCGACAATAGGGCGGGACGTGTTCGCAAAGCGTCAGGCTAAAGCCGCGTCTCGGGTTGATTCTGCGATCAATGCCGCGTTGCAGATCAAGGGTGACTTCTACACCGCAATGCAGGCGATCCAGAACAACCTAAAGACCCGCGCCAAGCCTTTCTACGATGCGGCATACGCAGAATCCGTACTGCAAACGCCAACGCTTAAAGGGCTGATGAAGCGGTTAAACGATGCCGCGCCTGATGTTCTGGAAAGCGCACGCAAAAAGGCCCGGCTTGACGGTCAGGTGACAGGGACATCAGTTCGCTATTACGACTACGTTAAGCGCGCCCTCGACGACAAGATCGGCGCGGCGACCCGCTCTGGTGAAAATGATAACGCGAGGGTTTGGCAGGGAATTAAAAAGTCCCTGCTCGATGAGCTTGACGCGCGCATTCCTGCCTACAAAACGGCGCGCTCGATCTTCTCGGATGATGCCGGGATGAAAGAAGCCCTCGAAATGGGCCGTTCGTTCCTGCGGGAAGATTCCGAAGTCATCGCCCAGCAGATGAGCACGATGTCGGAAGCTGAAAAGCAGATGTTCCGCATGGGTGCCGCGCGGGAACTCAGGGACAAGATTCTAAGCCGCCCGGATACGGCGGACGTATATAAAGCGTTTTTCAATAAACCGCTGATGCGTGAAAAGATTCGGGCCATCTTCCCTGATCGCAAGAGTTTTGCCCGGCTTCAGCGGGCTATGCTTAATGAACAGAAGATGTATGCAACGTCATCTGGGGCAACGGGTAACTCTGCCACTGCGCGCAGGCTTATGGGTGTCCGAGATTTGGCGACAGACCCGGAAACCGCGATGGATGCCGCTACGGGCGGGCCAAAGTTTGCCGTTCTTAACGCTGCGCGAAAGTACGTCAGGCAACGCCTCGGGCCGCTGGCAAATGAGAATCTTCGGGAACAAGTGGCGCGGATGCTTTTTGAGGGTGATCCGCAAACCAGAAAGCAAATCCTGATGGCGCTCGAAAAGCCGCCGCAGGTAAGGCCCTACGTTCCGGGAACTATCAACCGCGCGCTGACTACTCCAGGTCTTGCCGGTGCCGCTGGCGCGAATGTGCCGGGCCTGCTCTCCAATTGATCCAATGCCCGAAGGTTGCGCGGTAGCCGATTTCGTAAACGGCCATCACCATCAGCGCGCCTAAAAGGAACGCCGTTCCGCCTTCTTTGAACGCAGCCCACATTGCGGTCATTGCGACCACAAAAAGCAGGGTGGCGATTACTTTTTGCATGATTAAGAGGCCCCTATGGCGCTGATGTATCCGGCTGGATTCAGCTTTTTGGACTCCAACGGCAACCCCGTGGCGTCTGGCTCCGTCGCCTTTTATAGCACTGGAACCCAGACCCTCAAAGCCATTTACACCGACAAAGACCTGACCATAGCGGCCACGAACCCGTTTGACCTCGATGCCAGCGGGCGGTTCAGTCAAAACCTGTACGGATCGGGGGATTACACCGTCAAGTGTTTCTCTGAAGCCGCAGGGGCGGGGACGACGGTGTTTTCTCGAGATGACGTGTTCGGGTGGGGGGATGGGACGCCGTACTATGAGAGATCGGCAGAGGAAATAGCGGCAGGCGTTACCCCATCTTCGGACGGGTATCAATACCGGCCTGGGAACGCGCGCAGGTATGGGGCCACGGGGGATGGGGTCACCGACGACAGTACAGCAGTCCATGCCTGCCTGACCTATGCGGGGTACGTTGGCGGGACGGCGTATTTCCCTGCGGGGACGTATCGGGTTACGTCTACATTCACCACGACAGCCGATTACAAGAACATCTTGATCCGTGGCGACGGTGCGCAGCGGGTATTTCAGGCGGGCCAGGGCAGCATCATTCAGCTCGACAGCTCGTCCGCTGCGGTGGGCTTTTTCTTCCTCGCACACCGGATGCACTTGCAGGTTTCGGACATCACGTTTAGGTGCGCGCAGGCGGCTACAGACCGTCCGTTCTTCAAGCTCTATGGCGCTCTATACCACTTCAGTTTTGAAAACGTAGATTTCGAGTCTGTCGAGAGACCTATCGTTCTGTCGTCCGGCGGGTACTTCCAGAACGGTTCCCTGCGAAATGTGCAGTTCCGCGCAAGCGGGACTATCCATAGCGAGTTCACTGGCACAAATCTGGCGGGAACTCTGCTTCGTCTTGACAACGTTAACCACGAGACAACCGTGCCGTCGCTCACTGAAAAAGTGGTGTGCAACCTGTACGGTATACGGAACATTGTCGCCGATAACCTGTTGCTCGAGGGGACTCTGCCGTCTAGCGGGTGGACGATCCTTAAACTCGGCTGTCGCTATGCCGCAGACTGGACGCGCTCATCTGTCGCTGAGATCAACGGATATTGGTCCGAATGGGTGTCGACGCAGCCGACCTATGTGGTGGATCAAACGGGCGGAACCTGCGTATTCCGCTCTGGCGTTTTCGGGATCACGTCAACGGCCACCTACAACATGACCAACAGCGCGACCGCGATCCTTGAGAACGCATCGCTTACTGGTTCGGCAGACGCAATAGGGACGCTGTTCACTAGAGAGAATTCGTACTGCAATGTGGTCTTGCAAAACTGCAAGATCCGGTCGGCTATCGGTATTGAGAAGAACGATTTTGCGTTGCTCAACTGCCAACTGACGCCAGACTCGAACGCGGATACTAATGGCTTCGGCGCGACAGTATTCAGCAACATTCAGAGCGTCGAGGCTTACAAGTGGGGCGGCGGAATCCCTGACGGCGAGTCATTCATCATTGGCGGGTCGGACACCTACGTCAACAGCACCGACTCGACCTACGGGCGAAAGCTTGTCGTAACGCCGTTTTCTGCTTCGTCTCTGTTTACCCTGCTTTCCGCTGCGTATCGCGGCGTGGTAGGGGTAGATAGCCAGGTCTGGGTAGTGATCGAGTACAAGCTGCCAACGTTTTCGAATGGCAGCGTTTACCTTTACACGTACCAAGAAACGACCACCGGGGCGGCGCTTCGGCAACATACCTCGGCGGACTCTGGCGGCACGTTCCGACTGGTCTGCCCGATTCGGGTTACGACAACCATCACCAGCAAGGTCGGCATCCGCATATCCGCGTCCGGGTCCACCACTCTCGGATCGACCCTCGATATCTACCAGTTTGCGCTGTATGTCGGGAACTCAGCCCCGAAGATCGTCCACGGCTCGTATCCGAAAAACATCATCACTTACAGCAGTGCAGCACCCACTACGGGGACATGGTTGAGGGGGGATGTTGTCTGGAACACGGCCCCGGCGGCAGCGGGTGCGCCTGGGTGGGTTTGCGTAACTGGGGGCACCCCTGGGACGTGGAAAGCAATGGCGAACGTGGCGGCGTAAGAGAAATTTATGGCACTACTCTACCCCAGCGGGATGCCTCACGGCGATTAGCTATTTGACGTGCTTCCATATCCGCCTAGTTGCTGCTTTCCATATTCTAGGCAATGGAAGGTTGTACTCTTCGGACATCTTTTGATAGGTAACCTTTTCGGCTTCGCGCCTTTGGCGTATTTCTCGTACAAGCGCATCAGTTAGTTTTGCTGACTTGCAACGCTCTCCGCATGGTGGGTTATTCCGAGATTTCCGCTCTCTGTCTGCAACGTTATCGGCGTGAGTCCCAACCCAAAGATGGGAAGGATTTACGCAGCAACGAACGTCGCATGAATGGCAGACAAATAATCCGTCAGGAATTTCCCCGACAAATAATTCGTACGAAAGCCGATGGGCGTATTTGTCCGAATTGTTGGCCCTTATTACGCCGTATCCATAAGAATTTGTAGCCCCCATCCAAATCCAGCAACCGGACTCGGTTACCAGCTCGCTTCGTTCTATTAGAAGCGTTTTTACATCGCTATCAGTATGCTTTCGGCGCGGCATGTTGATACTCCGAATATCAATGTGTCGTAGAAGGGCCACAAGTGTCGCAAGCACTTCGTGGCCCTTCGCCATTATACCAACGTTGTTTTGTTAGAGGTTGAAATGGCTTTGATTTTTCAGGCGGGGCAGCAGTTCTTCGATTCCAATGGCCTGCCCGTCGCAGCCGGAACGCTGACCTTCTACGACAGCGGTACAACGAATTACCGCGCGATCTACACCGACGCGGACATGCAAACCGAGGCGGATAACCCGTATACATTGGATGCCTCTGGCCGGATGTCCCAGAACATCTACGGCACCGGGAACTTTACGGTGATCCTGAAGAAGTCCACGGGCGCCACCGTATTCTCGCGCGATGAGGTATTCGGCTGGTCCATTACTGACCCGGCTACCGAATCTATAATCCCTGCATCAGATGATTCTATCGCTCTTGGATCGGCTCTAAAGCGTTTCGCTTCGCTTTATGCCGTGGATGCAATCCTGACGACTGCGACCGCGACGACGATCACGGCAACCGGCAATATCTCAGGCGCGGACCTGACCGCATCCGGCAAGGTTCTGGTCGGCTCGACTCGGCAGATTGTGAGCGGAACAGGCTCGCCGGAATCGGCGGTTACCGCGCCTATGGGATCGCTGTATCTCAGGACGGATGGGGCATCAGATACCACGCTATATGTTAAAACGTCCGGGTCAGGGAATACCGGCTGGCAGGCGGTTTATACCAACGTGTTGACCGCATCTACAACTTGGGACGTTGGAAGCCTCGCGGACGGGGCAGGGGAAACAAAATCGGGGATCACGGTCACGGGCGCTGCTCTGGGTGACTTCGTGGACGCTAGCCTGTCCGTAGACCTTCAGGGAATGCTGCTTACGGCATGGGTAAGTTCCGCCAATACCGTGGCCGCGCGAATTCAGAACGAAACCGGAAGCGGGCCGATTGACCTTGCCTCGGCAACGCTTCGGGTGAGAGTCAGGAAGGCGTAACCCTGTCCAAAACCCCCCGAACCCGCACGGCGGAATGCGGGCGTGGGATAACCTTGGGAAAGTGGGATAGGCTTACCGGGAATGCCGCGTAAGCCTTTGATTTTGGTCGGGGCGGCCGGATTTGAACCGACGACCACTTGACCCCCAGTTATGGCGTCATTCTGCCGCGTAACCCGCTGAACGCGCGGATTCTGGTTTAAAATTTTTCCCACAAAAATTTAAGCCATTTCGGCCCTTTAAATGCTTTGTGGGATTACTCGTCATCCTCATTGGACGGCTTGCCAAGCTCACTTAGCCGCTGGTGTATTGTGCGGTATTGTCCAGTGTCCCACTCGAAGCAATCGACCTCTTCGACAAAGCCGGACTTGACTAGCCATGCGTCGAACTTTTCGTGTGAGAATTTGAACTCGTCGGATTGTTTCGGGTATTTGGCAAGGTATTGGTCTGCGAGTTTGTCTATATCTAAATCTTGCTTCGCCCTGAATAGCGCCCTGACGTAATAGTCGGAGTATTCCCCGCATGTCATCAAGACAAACGCCCCGGCCTTTATAACCCTCATTTCAACGCCTCCCTGATCGCTAGGCCGCATGTTTTGCGGGATTCGGCGCTTTATTGTTCCCACTCCGAATCCCGCGTTTCCGCTGGTTTGGCGTGATCGTGGGATATGGATTCTTGCCATGCGAGAATCGCTCGTAGCAATTGATTCTTTTCTTGGCGCAGACCAAACCCGGCCAAAGCATCAGCGTTCTTTTCCAGTCTTCGCAGCCTCTCCACCAGCTCATCAGGCAGCCCGCTGGATCGAGTGGCAGCATTCCATGCGCAATTCGCGTTATCCACAACCTCATCGCCAACTGCGTACTGGTTCCGAAATTCCACGGACCAATCCCCGCATTCACATGAGCCGTATCCCCACTTCGCCCGATCCTCACAGGTGATCGCCAGATATCCGGGGATCTTCCCGCACGGGCATGGCTTCAAGTCGCTCACTTCAGCGTCTCCACCTTCTGAGCGCCGATCCGGTACACCCTCGCGGTGGTCTTCTGATCCTGGTGCCCGAGCAGGCCCTGCGCGTGCTCCATCGTGTCGGCGCCGGTCGCGGTGGTCTTGCGGATGTCGTGTTCGTTGAACCGCTCGCCGCCCTGCTCGACGTATCGAGCCATCGCCCTGCGCCACGCCGATCGGAACGCCGTCGCAGACCACTGGTCGCCCTTGCGGTCGGTGAATAGCGGGCCGCGCGGGATTCGTTTGCCCAGGATCGCCTTGACTGTCACCACCAGCGAGTCGCCCTGGTACGACGTCACCCGCCCGCCCTTGCTGGTCGGCGGCGTCAGCGCCTGGCCGTCCCAGTGCTTCGTCAGATCGAGCGCCAACATCTGGCCCTGCCGGAGCCCCGTGATGCGCTTCAACGACACGTAGGCGGCGAGCCGTGGATTGATGCGGCAGAACTCTGCAAGCTCGTCCAGAGATGGCACGCGCTGCCGTGGCGTCTCTTTCGCGGCGCCCTTCCTGGACACCTGGCCGCGCAGCGGATTGTTCTCGATCACGCCTTTCTCAACGGCATACGTCAGTGCGGACGACAACACCGAAACCTCCCGATTCCCCGCCACCTTCGGACGCTTCGCCCGGTACTTGTACGCATGCGTCGCCTGGATCGCGCTGGGCCGCATGTGCCCGAACACCTTCCGCAGCGGCATGAGGTGAAACTGATAGCTTTCCCGGGTGGCCGGCGATAGGTGCAGCAGCACGTACTCCCGCCACCACTCATCGAAGACGGCATTCATGTCGGCCATCTCGCCGTTGCCGTCGTCGCCCAGGTGCTCGAACCAGGTGCGCCAGGCCTCCGCCTCGGTCTGTCCGAGCGTGACCTCCTTCCGACCGCCCCAGCGATCCTCCTGCCCGGGCGGCACCCTGTACCGGTACGCCCCAAAGCGGAACCGCCACCGAGGCGGCAGCTTATATTGCGGCATAGTCCGGTTCCCTCCCATACCGTTCGCGCTGGCTCCGCGACTCTACGTCAGACCGCAGCACCTTGATAGCGCCGGTCGGCGTCACGCGGAAGCGGATGCGCATGTGCGCGAGCGCGGCCATCTGTCGGTCCCGCCTGCGGTAGCCGGTCAGGTCGGCGAGTTCCTCGGATGTCAGGCAGAGGGTCACGTCTGCTGCGCCTCGTGGTGTCGCGCCGCACATGGATGATGTGACGTCTGATAGTAGCCAGGGCCGTTATACCCGCATGCAAAGCACGGCGGGTCACTCATTGCTCCAAGTGAAAACAACAAGCCTTTAAGCCGCTCAAGCTCATTGAGCGCAAGTCCAAGCGCAGCCACCGCTCCAACCGGAGCGCGTCCGTCCATATGTTCCGCCCACCACCGCATAGCGTTTTCCGGCGTATCCCGGTCAAGCCCGTAGTTGGCTTTCCATACTTCTATTGTTTTTTGGTCAATCACTGCTGCTCCTTCAGCGCGCGGATGGCGGCGGCGCATTCGCGTGCAATCTCAGCATCGAACGGATCGCAGTCCGATTTCACTTGCTCGCACACCTCAGCGCACCGCTCGATGGTTTGGTCATACCCTTTTGCCTGCGCGATTCCCTTCCACTTCTCGGATTCGTTCGCTTTGTTGGTCAGTTGCTCGATCTTGGCGTAGAGCGTTCTGCGCTCCTCACGCAGCCGCTCTGCTCTAGTCCGCCAGTAGCAGACATCGCACAAATCGCCGTCTGACCCGTCCCGACCATGCGAATGATGGTTGATCGCATAACTCCCGCACTTGCACTGTTTCATGTCCGCTGCGCCTCATGCCATGCGAGGAGGTCGCGGAGCAGTCTTAACACAGCAAGCCTGCCTGTTCCGGTTGTTAGTTCAGCGTTGCGTATGCCATCCACCAATTCATCCGGCAACCCGCGCTCCTCCCGCAGCCGCTCACAAGATTCACACCGCTTGTTTTCGTGCTCGGTAGTTTTCATTGTGCATCCTCTGACAAATTCGGCAGCCTCTGCCTTTGCCGTTCGATTGGAGATAAAGGTTGTCACCGTCTAGAGGGTGGCCTCTTTTGCAATGCGTCTTGTGCTTTTGCCATCCTGAATACTCAGGGTTGGCTTTGTGCCTGCCTTTCCTGACCGCATCAGCGATGTTTTCGGACATAGATCCAACGAAGATGTGCGCCGGGTTTACGCAATTCGGATTGTCACAGGTATGGCACGCCAATTTGTCGGGCGGAAACGTCTGATTGTGGTGTAGGCTCCATGCGACTCGTGGTGCTCTAACTAGCCTGCCATTAATCCAAAACTGGCCCCGACCTTTCCCGTCCGTAGCGCCAATCCAAGGCCAACAATCCGATCTGCCTGCGCTGTTATCTACCTTTTCGTAAAACCGCTTCATCAACGCAGGGTCTTGCAGACCCTGCTCTGAAGGCGCATCACTCACTGCCCGCCCTCCCTCTCAATCCCTAGCATCGCCCGCACCCGCTCGTCGCGGTCCTCGCGGTTTAGGTAGACCAGGCCGTCTGCGAGCCAGCGTTTTTGCAGCTCGCTGCCATTCCACCGAAACACTGCGGTTTCGTAAGTCACGGTCGGGTCTGCAAGAAAGAACTGATCGCCAGAAAATAGTTCTGCACTATGCGGCGCAGGAATCTCCCGCCTCGGCTGGATAACGCGGGGGCGGATTAGTCTGACCTCATATTCATCATTCTCATACCACGACGGGGCGACTATGCCGTCAAGACGCCGCCATGCAGGAGATCCCTTAGACCGCCACTCCGCCTCGTGCCAGTGGTCGGCAGCAAATTTCATGAGTTCTGCGTGTCGATGGGCCTTGCTCATTTCTCCCGCTCCTTCAGCATGGCGTCGGCATGTTTGTACGCCCAAGATGACACGAATTCTGGCCCCATCACATGGGACGAATACGACGCAAGGATTCCAGCCATCGCCTGCCCGGCGAAGTAGTCCCTGATCGACATCCCTGGGCCGTCGTAGACCGTTCCGTATTCTGCTCGCACAACTCCCGGAAACGCAGGCCCGCTTATGTCCTTGCTCATTGGATCAACCCCCGCACAATCCACCCGCAAACCGCGCCCATCAGATAAATCCATCCGAGCAGCACAATCCCAACCGCCCGCTCGCTGCGCGCCATCTGGCGCTCGTGGTACGTGATGTTCTGGAAATCTTCCTCGCTCATTAGTAGTCCCCTGTTTCGTAGTCATCCGGCAGGGTTTCGAATGCCGTTTTATAGTTTGACGCTTCCTGCCACGCCTCCCATGCGGCTTGCACGAAATAAACGCGATACTGCTTAGGAAACGCGGTTTTGCTTTCGTCAGACCCGAATCTGTCAACGTCCCACTCGCGTGGGGATTGCCTTGCCCATTCCTCAAACCTTGCTCTGATTGCTGATTCGCTCATTGCTCTTCCGGCCCGCAAGTCCCAAACGCCTCGCAGATGTTCTGCCATTCCACCGGCTCGCCGGGCAGTTCGACGTGTTCGACCTTGAACGGGTCAGGCGCATCCGAAATCCAAGCGAGTTCGGTTTCGCCGGCAGGGTCGATTCCTGCATCCGTATCCGGCGGTATCCACCAATCCGCCAAAGCGCCGCCAAACAATCCCAGCAGGATCAACGTAACGCCCATGACCCCGTGCAGCTTCGCGTTTGCCGTGTGAACGTCCTGGTGCCGCGCACGGCGTCCTGCGATCAAAAGCCTTGCTCTGAGTTTCCTGTTCATCGCAACGTCATCCTTGCGCGTTCTGATGCCTCTAGCGTTTGCCATGCCCGAAACCATGACAGCGCCGATTCGTATTCCACTGCCGCAATCCCTGCGTCTTCCTCGGCTTTCTCTGCGCGCTTACAAGCCTCGATGTATTCAGGCTCGACCAGTGCAAGAGACTCAGCCTTCCCCAGCGTGCAACCCGCGTTGAGGTACTGGACCACGTACTGCGCTCTCACCTGCTTCCGTAAGCGGTCCGCGGTCGCTTGGTATGCTCTGGTGCGGGCCATCTCTTTGCCCGCCTCTGAGAGCTTATGGTGAAGTTTGGCGGGGTCCATTACGCAGCCCTCAGAATTTCCACAAGCCGGTCCCGTTCCTCGCAAACCGATTTGATCCCGCGCAGAAGTTCATCTATGTACTTTTCGTCTCGCGTGACTCGCACGGTCAGCCCCGGAAGATCAGGGTGGAAAAACGACAGGTCGCACCACTCGCGCTCGCAGATCAGCAACTGCCCGTAAACTTGCGGCAGGTATCCCGGCGGGCAGGCTTTATTCTTGTGGTAGTAGGCAAGCGTCTGAACGTGACCTTTTGCCATCTGGCACTTGATCTCATGCAGACCGTCGTTGCCGACCAGCCCATCAGGAGAACATCCGGCCCCGTGGTTCACGATGAACCCGACCCGTACCACTTCCACGCCGTTATCAAATTCGTAGCTAGAGCGCGCCTGCGGCTCGATCTCGTGACCGCGCTCCGTTGCATCGTTGCCGCCCCACTTTTCGAGCGGCTTGCCTGCGAACATGTCTGCCGCAAGTTCAGCCGCGTAGTCCGTCAGTTGGGTGGATGCTTTCCCGGTCCCCGTAACGATCCGAGAAAAGCTCGACGCGGTGGGGATTCCGACACGCGCCGCATACCATTCGTCGGTCCCTTGCTCGACATCAATTATCTGCATTTCGACCTGCCGCCTTTTTGAACCGTGCAACTGCCTCTGCGAACTTTGAGGCGGGCAATTCATCGACCGCGCTGATCCGGTATGCTCCAAGGAACGACCGCTCAAGGTTCGGCATTTCGTCCAGGTATTCCTTGATGGTCGCTGCCTGTTCCTCGGTGATGGTCGCCAGTGCTTTCGTTACCGGGCCGTTGCCGTCGTTGTCGTCCTCGCCGATGGCGACGTTAAAGATCATCTTCAGTAGGTAGCGCATCCCGTAGGACATTGCCGCGCCGGTCGCGTGGGTTTTGGTCATCACGTCCCCGCCCTTTGCGCCTTTCCCATCTGCGGGCATATCAACGTGGTACTCACGCGAGTATCCGCCACGGTGGGAAACGCGGCAGATCACGCGCAGCATTCCTTCCGATGCCTCGCCGGTATCGAACGACAACGCGAACCCGTGCGCCGTGTAGATAGGGCGCAGTACAGAGTCGAGCTTGCCGTAGGTCGCGTAGCGGCTGCGGGTCTGCGGGTTCGTTGCGTCGGTGGATACGCGACCCATCTCGGACTGCGCGGCGGTCATTCCTGCGTTGAACTCTGTCTCTGCCTGTCGCATCAGAATGCGGTCATGCATGTCCAGCAGGCGTTCCATCTTCTCGATATCAACCTCGGGGTTGATCGCGGCGCGCTCGATGATGCTCACCAAGGCCGCGCTGTTGTTCTGCGTGACTTCGTTCATTTCGTCGCCCTCTTTTGCATCTCGACTTCCCACCCCTGCTGCATGTCGCGAAGTCCGGCTTTGTGTCCGTCTATCCACATCCCGCGCGCGAGTTCCTTTATCCACTCGGCTAGGTATCGCCGCTCGCCGGTGCTGATTTCGGCGTCGATAAAAACGAATTTGAACCGCGCAACCGCGTCGTTCGCTGCCTGTTCTGCCGTCTCGTACATGTCATTTCCCCATCGGGTCGTATGCAAAATCGGCCTGCCGCTGGCGAGCCCGATCCCACTGGCTGAGTTCGTGTTCAACGGCCCGCGCGAAGTCGCTGGCTGCGCTGGCGCCTTCCTTGTGCAGGTCGATCAGGTCGGATTCGATGTCTGCCAGATCGTCGTCATCCATCTGCGCGAGCAACCACTTTTGCACCTCTGGCGGGGCTTCGAATTCCCACTCGATTTCGTATGGTTCCGCCGGGTCATAGAACGTCGCCGGGCGTCCGGGGACGAAGTGGACGACGCGTACTGAGAGTTCTAGTTCCTTCCAAACCTTCATTTCGCTAACTCCTAGCCGATAGCCAAACTATACGCCGGGTCGCGTT